GTTTTCTTTAATACCCTCTTGAACTTTTTTTGTACAGGTATTCAAGTTTTCTTTAACAGGGGTATTATCTTTTTCTTTATTAGGGGTATCCTTATTTTCCTTAACAGGTTCATCAACTGGATATAATTTTCTACCGATGATTTGGCTACCATCTTTTTCAAGATAGACTTTTAAATATCCTTTTTCTTTCAAATGGTTAATCCAATTTGAAATAGTTGTCTTAGATTTACCGTACAAATTAGCAAAGTAATTATTTGTAGCTGTACAATACCCACTTTTATTCGCCAAAGCTGTAATTTCACTAAATAACAACTTCTCGTTAGCCTTAAGGTCTCTGTCATATCTCACATTAGCTGTGAGAATTGAATAGTAATTAGGCTGTTCGTTATTCATGACTTGCTCGCTTTCTAAGAAATTGACTCTTCTATTAATTTTTCAGTTTCTGGATCTAATGGTGGTAATTTGCTTTGCTTAGTAGCCTTTTCTTTTTCGAGCTTTTGAGCAAATTTAGTAAACTGTCTTACTGCTTCTCCGTCTGGAGTCTGTTCTTTGTACTTAGCATTCCACCACTCAATTGGCACACTTGTTTTAGCATTTAGCCCCATCTTTTTAGCTTTTTCGCATTCAGTCCAAATCATATATAAGAACTTAGGATTTCCGTTGTAATTCGCTTGATAGTTATATAACTCATCTTCTGACATATGTGGCGTGCTAGATGTTGCTTGTCGCTTTACTGGCTTTTGTGCAGGCTTAGGTGCTGTTTGTTTCTGTTGAGGTTGTTCAGGTAAGTCTTCTCCTGCATAAACATCTAAGCCTAAACCTGCAAATGCTAAGGCTTTAACCAAACATCTCATTTGAGTTTTGTTAATTTCAAAATATGTAGGATTAGAAAGTACTTTATTCTTGTAATCCATTACGTAGAGTTTTGAAGTGTAATCTTGATCTTCAATAGTCACTGTTACTTCTACCTCAGTTCCTGCTACAGTTTGTCGGTAGTCCAACTTTCTACCAGTAGCTAGCCAACCCTCTTTAGTAAAAATATATTCAGGAAATTCTTTAATTTGATATGTTGCACTAGGGTATAAGCTTTTAACTAAGCCCCAAGCCTTAGCCCAACTTAGATAATTTAGCTTGCCTTTCTTTTCTAAAAGTGGCTTAACATCAACCTTTGCTAAAGTTTCATATACTGATTTTTTCTTGTCGGTCATAGTGGTTACTCCTTAGGTTTCTGTGATAATGCTTGTTTCATCACGTCTTGACGTGCGTCTTCTGCAATTTCTCGTAAGTAATTGATCTCTGCTCCTAACGTTCCTCCGGGAAAACTATCGTCAATTTTTGGTTTCAACTTATTGATCCAGTTAATACCTTGTTGATATGATCCTTGAGTTAAGGCTTCGGCAGCTATCTTCTTTCTCCAATCGCTCGCTTCTTTTTCCAACTTGTATTGCCAAGTCATGTACTCTTTTTCAAATTCGGCATGTTTAGAGGTCATCAGTAGTTACCCTCCAGTCCATCGAAGAAATCTAAGACATCGTCTTTCCAAATATCATCGTATTGGTCAACAGTGGCTAAGTATTCGATCAATTCTTTCTTGTCCCAGCCTGTACGACTGATATAGTTATCAATTCCTAGGCTGAAAATTTGAGTAGTAACAAAATGCTTGAAGTTTAAATAGTCGCAATCACTGTCGCCGATAGTTACTAAGTTCCAGCCTTCAAATGCTGAACTAATTCCTTGATCTGCTAACCTTCTTTGTTCTTCTTTCAAACGCTGCTCCCTAAAAGTTGCAGCCTGCGCTGGTGTCATGATCTCAATCATTGTGGTATAATCTCCTTTAGAAATTGTTTTTACTTTGAATTTTTTCTTAGTCGTTACTGATGCCAGTCGGTAACGGCTTTTTTGTTGCCATCAAAGCTATTTCGAATTGTTTTTCGTATTCGTCCACTACTAATGGCGATCTGTCTTGTCTAGCAAAAAATGCGTTGCTATTGCTGATTAATCTTGCTTCTAATGTCATCTTTTCCACCTCCTTAAAGAAATACTCTCCAGAAGTAATAGCCCAACATAGTGATACATATAACCCCCGCTGCAATTACTTCTGAACACACTATTGCAACTAACCAATCTGTTTTATGCTTCATTCCAGCGATCTCCAATCGTTACTAAATCTGTAAGTGCTGCGTTAATTTGCTTTTGTTGTTCCTTAGTTCCTATCTTCTTAAACATATCCGCTAATTGGATAACACTTTCTAGGGTGTTACCTAGGTAAGCAATTACTGACAGTTTTCTTTCAACAACAATTTGACTATCTTTAATGCCAATTTGATATTCGGCATCTTTCTTCTGTGTGAATACTCCTCTTGATACCAATTGCCTAATTACATCAGCAGTCGTAACTTTTAACATCTTTTATCTCCCAAAATCTTTTTTAATACTTGCGTTCCAATCAATGCGGTGGTAATTTTCTTCAATCCACTTTTTAGCGTCTTTTCTAAAAATGATTGTTTTTTTGCCGTTGTGTGGGTTAACTACAAAACCACCATTTTCGAAGTCAATTTCTTCTTTAAACTTATCGAAAACATACAACCTTACCCACTCTTGACCCTTACCTCCGCAGTACTTTTTCCGGAACTCATCAATATTGATTGTTGCGCCCTCTGCTTCTTCCTTTTCCTTATCAAATAAAGCTTTGATAATCGGTTTAAAGATAACTATGAGAGCATCTTTATTAATTAGCTCAGGCATTTAATCACCTACTTAGTCGTCTGCATGTTCAAGCTCAAACTTGATTTGATCTTCTGTTTCTTTTAAATCATCGAAGTAACCAACACCGTCATCAATTTGTTCTGGCCATAAAACCCAAACATCTTGATCGGTATCAAAAATCAACTCTCCGTACTTTTCTCCGTTTACTTCAACTTTTACTGTTTTTGTGCTTTCATCTTTGATAAATTCGACTTTCATTTTTATGTATCTCCTTTTATTTCTTCCTAAATCTTGTAACTTTTATTTAAAAAAATGGAAGGTGAAATATTTAAAGCATCTGCTACACCAAATGCAAATTCAGCTGTAAAACGTAATGTTCCATTTAAGTATCCAGTTAAATTTGATGGCGACATGTTCATCTTTTGAGCAAGATAACTCTTCTTAATTCCATGTTCTTTTAGATATTCATCTAAAATCTGTGCGCTGTTCTCTTTAGTAAGACTTGGCATGTTTTCCCTCCTTTCAGTTACAAATATCTTGTAACTTTATATTTATATAATACTACATATTTTTAAAAATACAATACTTTTCTACATATTTTTTGTAAAAATATTTTAAAAATATAAAATTAAGTTACAATATACTTGTAATTTGATTTAGGAGGTCAAAAATATGACCGATTTTAGCAATAAACTTAAACAACTTAGAGAAAGCAGAGGTTGGAGCAAAACTAACGTTGCTAAACATTTAGGTATTGGTCTCTCAACTTACGCTAATTGGGAATACGGCATTAGTGAACCCGATATTCAAACCATTAATCAAATCGCTACTCTATATGATGTATCAAATGGATATCTAATGGGTAACGATAATAATGGAAAAGAAGAAAATGAAACAAAATCCGTTGACCTAGAAAAAGATCCTGTCGTTCTTAGCTATGGTGGACGTCCTGTTTCAGATGAAGATATGGATGTTATCAAGGCAATTCTTGAAAGACATAAGAATGACGGAGGCGTTCACTACGAGTAATGCCTATGTATAACAATGATTTATTACTTTATATATGCCATTTAATTGAAGATCAAGGTCTAGGCGTCATATTATCTCGCGTAGAAAACAGACATTTTCGCTCTAGGTATCTCCCAAAGCAGAAAACCATCATTATTAACACAAACTGGTGGAATCCGCCAGAAGTTCCATTTATGGCTGCTCACGAATTAGGACATCACATCAATGGCGATAAGGGAGTTATGTACTATGCCCATGATTATGACTGGCAAGAACATGATGCTTTTAATCGTAACGATGACGCATTCAAGGAAGATCAAGCTGATTTATATGGCTTAAATCTCATCTGGGACTATGCCTCTTCCCAAGGATACACTTGCGAAGATCCTGGAGAGTTTATGTTGCAGTTCGGCATTCCGGAAAGATTAAAAAAAGTTGTTGCTAAGAAGTTTGAAAGCAACAACGACCTACTATTTTAATTTAGTTATGAAATTATTAAATCGTTTAAAAGATAAGCTGATTAAAGTTCAAAATAAAGCAGAGAGCAAAACAAATGCGCTAACTGCTAAAGTAGAGCATTTAGAAAATACACTTACCCAAGTTTCTAAAGATAAGCAAGTTTCTTCTCATACTACAGAAGAAGCTACTATTCCTAAGGAATTAGAAAATACACCATGGGTAATATTTGATACAACACTTGAAGACGCCAAATCACAAAACTATAAATACATTCAATGGATTACATCTACTACTCCCTGCCCTAGATGTGAAGCCTTAGGTGTAACAGATAATTTTGGAAAAGGTAAAGGAATTTATCCTATTTCATCTGCTCCTAAATTACGAGAGAGAATTCATAAAGGTTGTACTTGCATAATTTCTGAATATAGACCTAGCGATCATTTCCCACCAATTGAAACTTATTGGACTAGAGATCCTAAGACTGGTAAAGGCATTTATGTGAAAGCTAAACATTATTAATAGTCCAACACTGATGACTTTAAAAGCTGAATGTTAAGGTATAGCTCATAGGAGGATATTATGAAAAAGAAATATTTAGTTGCTGCTACTGGACTTGCCCTACTCGGCTTGTCTTTATCAGCTTGTTCTTCAAATAGCAGTAGTAATAAGGGAAACTCTGAAAAAACTACTCAACAATCTAAGAAAAAGAACGAAGTTATCTCTCAAAACAAGGAACTAAGGGAAAAGTTCGATCAAATTAAAGTTGGTAACTTCTTATCTCAAGGAGAAGGTGGATCAACCACTGATGAAGTAAAACAATTGCTTGGTAATCCTACTTCTTCTACCACTACCTCATCTAATGGAGTTAAGGTTAAGCAACTCACTTGGACTAAAGGTGCTGTGACAGTAGCAATTCAAACTTTAGACTCAAACAAGGTTGTTTCAAAAGAAATTACTGGCTTTAAATGGGGCAAACGTGATGAAAAAATCACTTTAGGCGAATTTAACAATATTGCTGATGGTTCTACTTACCAAGATATCGTAAACAAGTATGGCGAACCTGACGGATTACATGAAGCCAATGTTGCAGGAACGAAAATCACTAATGCTGTATGGCTAACAGGTATTAAGGGCGACGATGGAGCTAGTGCTACCTTATCATTCGAAAACGATAAATTGACTACTAAATCTCAAACTAAACTTAAATAGCAAATATGACCAGTTAACGCTGGTTTTATTTTTACAGTTCAACAGAACTGATGTTCTAAAGGAGGTGACAAAAATGTTAACCAATCGAGAGAAACTTAGAAGATTAGGAATTTTCGCTTGCGATCCTTATGGAGAAGAGAAAGATATTTGTGATGAAGACTTTGAAAAAATATTGAAGCTTTTTAAAATCTCAGATAAGGAAAAGAATTAAAAAATGTCTGTTTATAAGGATAATAAATCAAAAACATGGTATATCAAGCGTTCTTGGTACGATGTAAATGGCAAACGTAACTATATTACCCGCCGAGGATTTAAAAATAAACGTGAAGCTGAAAAAAAAGATAATAAATTAGCAGTCCAAGTAAGCGATGGTGTTAACGTGACAGAAAACCCGATTTTCGCCGATTATTACGATAATTGGGTAAAGACATACAAAGGTACTCCCAACGGTCAAAGTAATTCTGTAGCACCTAATACATTAACTGAATATATATTGCAAGGTAAACGGATTAGAAACTACTTTGGAGCTACCAAAATCAAATCAATAAAAAGAACCGCATATCAGCAATTTATAAATGATTTTGGAAAAGATCATGCTAAAACGACCATGCGCAAACTTCATAATATTATTAAAGCTTGTGTTCGTTCTGCAATTAATGACGGCATAATAACAAGAAATTTCACTGACGATATTTCACTAGCTTATAACCAAGATAAAGCCTATAAGGTTACTTATTTACAAGATAAAGATATTCCTAGGCTATATAAATATCTTTACGACCATAGGAAACCTCAGTATTCTTCCTCATATATGCTAATGTTAATGCTCCTAACGGGATTAAGAGAAAGCGAAGTTGCAGGATTAACATGGGATAATATTAACTTAAAAAGCAATCTCATTACTGTAGAAAAAAGTTGGGTATATACTCAAAAAGATTATGGACCAACAAAAAACGGGTCATCTCAACGAATTGTGAGTGTCCCGTCTAAAATGATGGATTGTATTCAAGAATTAAAAAATAATCATAAAACCAAAGTTTTCTGGTCAAAGGCGCATAGATGCCTACCGGGATCTAAGGGCTTAACAGAATGTCTTAGAACTGCACTAAAAAATTTAGGTATTTCAGCCGATGGTTTCCACCCTCACTCTTTACGACATTCTCAAGTTGCACTTTTGCTTCAAGCTGATATTTCTACCTATGACATTGCGCAACGTTTAGGACATGCCACAACTAAAACTACAGAAGAAACATATGCTTACGAATTTGAAAAACATAGAGAATTAGTCAACAAGAAAATTAATGATGTATTATCTAAAAAAATCGGAAATTAA